CAGGTCCGTCGATCAGGTCGATCCTGTCAGTCAGATGCTGCCCAAGTTCAGACTCGGTGATCTGGCCAGTGATGTACTCAAGTATCGCCGTTGCATCAGCGCTCGACTGCCCCATTACCCAATCGGACCAGGGGCCGATGTTGCCAGTCCTGTCGATCAGGCGCGCGCGGAACCAGAACGTAATGCCAGCTGCCAGGCCGGTCATGGTGTGCGTGTTGGCCGGATATGCGTAGTCGCCGAGATGCAGCGCGTCCTGCTCGCTCTGCGTCGAGCCATACTGAATCTCGGTGCGCAGCGTGTCTTCTGCTCCGGCCGGGAAGCCCCACTCCAGGCGGATGCCGAAAACCTCAGGCGCGGCATTCAGGAACGCCACGGCAGGAGGTGTTCCTGCCTTGCCGGCCAACTCGATCGCCTCGCTGTAGCCCCAAGGGCTCGTCACATCCAGACTGTTCAGTGCGCGGACGCGGATCTGGTAGGTGCCGGCGTATATGCCGACCACGTCAATCTCCGTGCCTCCAACGCGCCCCGCGTAGACCCAGGCCCCATCGCCGCGCTTCCACTCCACGTCATAGCGCGTGGCGCCGGGCGCAGCATCCCAGAGGATCGTCATTGTGGTGACGGCCATGGTCTGCTCGATCATCCAGTCGCTGATGGCGCGGATGTTCGTCGGAGCTGCCTGCACGCTCGAAGGGATTGCCGTGATCGGGCGCTGGCTGATAATCGCCCCGCTGTCGACCGCGGCGTGCTTGCCCTCGACGTACTTACTCGCCGTGATGGCATATTCCAGCGGACCAGACTCGGCGATGCTGACAATCCGGTAGCGCTGAGCTGCCAGGCTGGTCGATTCCCACGCCCACACGCTCTGCGCGACAGGGGCTGCGCCGAATGCAGGCGCGACGGTCAGCTGATGCCCGTCTACCGCGACGATGCTGCGGGTCTGCGCGACGCCGCTCGGCAGAATGCATGTCAGCTCGTCGCCGCTCTGGACGCCTTCGACCTTGTCCACGGTGATGACGGTTGCCGTTGCAGCGCTCAGCCGGCCGCCAATACGGCGCCCTGCTCGTGCATTGTCAGCCACTCGAATGATCTGGCCTGGGCGTGCACGGATGCCGTCAAGCCCGACGGAGAATGTGACCGTTTCCGTCTCGAGCAGATTGGTCAGCAGCGCCCAACGGCCGGCGCGCTGCGCCTGTCCCTGCGACGTACAGCCGAGCGCCGTGATTTCGGCAGTCTGGACGCCGAAACGAGCTATAGCGTCGTCATCCTGCACATACTCGACCTTGCGGCGGTACATGTCGGACGGGTCGTTCCAGCCCACCAGAACGGCGCTGTAGCGGGTGCTGCGCTTGCTGCCCTTGTAGCTGAACTTGCCGCTTTTGACGTTGGCGTTGGTGTAGGTGTAGACCGGGGCAGCGGGCATATCGGCCGAGACGATCGCCTGACCGGCGCCCCAATACGTGATACCGCGGAACACTGCAGCGATGTCCTGCAGCGCCTTGTAGGCATCAGCGCGCTTCTGCAGGTAGAGGTTGCAGACGAAGCGCGGCTCCATACCTCCCTGGCCGTCGCTGACCAGCTGATCGCAGTACTGGCCGATCTGGTACAGCCCCCACTTGTCCACCTGGCTCGCGTCGATGCGGTCGCCGAGGCCGTAGCGCGGGTGCAGCAGCAGGTCGTAGTAGATCCACGCCGGGTTGTTGCTGTACGCCAGTTGGAACGTGCCGTCCCAGATGCCGGTGTAGGTGCGAGTTTCCGGGCTATAGTTGCTCGGCACGCGAATGATCCGGCCGCGGGCATGGTAGCCCCTGCGCGGCACCGATCCGCCGAATGTTTCTGCATCGAACGAGACGCCAACGATTGCCGAGTTCGGATAGCGGAACTTGGCGTCGATGATCTCGGTGAACGACTTGATGTTGACCGTATCTGCGATGGTTGACGTCGTGCTATTCGGGGTCAGGCGCCGCACGCGTACGCGCCAGCCGCCGGCGCCTGCCGGAAGATCGATGCGCACCGAGCGCTCATAGCCGCCCGAAGTCTTTCCATCAAAGGCGCCCTTGAGCACCTCTTGGTAGGCGGCCATGCCGACCGCTACGTCGATGGCGTACTCGACGCGGTAACCGGTGGTATCGCCGTTGCTTGCGTTTTGTTTAACCAGGCGCGGCACGGCGAAGTTGATGCGCACCGCGGAAAGGTCTGGGTTGGTGACCGAGCGAATCCAGGGCGCAGAGGCCTGCAGCTCAACGCCGATGTTGATTTCGTTTTCGACCTGCGGGAAGCCGGCCAGGTAGGACTGGTCCTGGCTGCCGGTACGCTGCTCCCAGCTAAAGCCGCTGAAGGACGAGCCGCCGCTGGTCGATGCCGGAGTCTCGTCCAGGTAGATGGACGCCGAGCCGTTGACAAGCCCGTAGATTTCGCCCTCGGAGATGAGGTCGATCAGGCGGGCATAGGCGATGCTGACGAGGCTGTCCGGCGACTCCTTGGGGGTGCGTGGCTTTGAGCTGCCGCCCTTGGAGCCCTTGATCATTGCTGTCATGCCCGGTCCTCAACGTAAACGCCGCCAGAAATCACCGCAGACCCTACGATCAACTCGCCGTAGAGCAGCGGCACAGGGTTGCCTTGGGCCTCGGTGTTTACCGGGCCGTTGAATGCGTAACTGGAACGGTTGTTGGCCGAGTCGGCCGACTCTGCCGCGCTTGGCTGCGGAGAGAGCATCATCACCGCCCCGCCGATTGCCATTGCAGCGCCTGCCATCATCAGCGCCGGGTTGGCCGTGACTGCGCCGGCCACGATGAGCACGGTGCCGACCACAACTTGGAATATCCCGCCCTGCTTGGCGCCTGCAGGAATTGGCGCGATCCGAATGTCATCCTTGCCGGACGGGTGGCCAAGCGCCTCAGCGCCGACATTCTCGCGGCCGTAGAACACCGCGTATCCACCCGGCGCATTGGACATGTGGCTCTCGAAGCCAGGCAGCATCACGCACAGCGCGCGGACTGCTTCGGCGGCATTCGCTACGGCCAGGCGGTGAACGCGACCGAACTTAGCCCCCAGCTTTCCGTACAGCCTGATTGTCTTGAGTTTCATGGCGCCAAATACTCACTGTCTTTTCCAGCCAATAGCCGCCATACGGGTCGCGCTTTGAGTCGCGCCCGTAGAGGTGATGGAGGATTGATTGCGGGGCCGGGTAGTGCTCAGGCTCGGAAGCCAGCACGCCCGAATCGAGATAAATGCCGGCGTGGTTCGGTACCGGGGACCGGATCTGCATCAGCACCACGTCGCCGTGCAGCAGGTTGCTCACCGGGTGGAAGCCGGCCATCGGCAGCAGCTCCCGGTAATAGTCCTTTCCCTGATCCCACCAGCCGTCCTCGCGCTCGTAGTGGCCGAGATCGATGCCCATTTCGCGCCGGTAGAAGTCGAGAACGATCGACAGGCAGTCATGCACGCCATGCACGAACTCTCGGCCGATCAGCGGCGCCTGCCAGCCTTCGGGCTTGAGCCAGACGTGTTTCCCCGCCTTGCCCTGCTCCACCGGAATGATTGCCCAGGGCAGGCCAGACTCTTCGCAGGCGACCCTGTCCGCCACGCTTGGCTGTGCCGGGTAGTCCGGGTGGCTGTGCACCACGGCCTGGACCTCTCCCTCGCGCATGGCTGCCTTGTAGTCGGCCGGGTCGATGACGAAGTGCTCGCTTGGCGTCGATGCCGCGTTCCGGCAAGGCCGATAGTGGCCGTCAACGATCAGGCCGCAGCTTTCGCGCGGGTAGCAGGATTCGGCGTGCCGCTTGGCCGCTGCTGGTAGTCGCATGATCTGCACCCACAAAAAAGCCCGCACTTGGCGGGCTGTTGGACTGGATAGGCTTACCTAACGAGGGCGGCTGCAGGAAAACCCCCAAACGAGATGGGATTGTTCGCCCCGAACCGCAGTTTGCAGCTCTGCAGCCGCTTGCCGCATTTGTCCCGCGCCGCATCCGTCGTGATGATGTCGTACTCATCCGCCACTGGCGGGCCGGTGTAGCCGCATTCGGCG